AAAGGGGATGCCGCTGAAGGAACTATCAGCGCTGTCGTCAGCGTGAAAATTACCGAGTAGGAGGTGACTACATGCGATTACAAGATTTACCAGATGTCGAATTCTTGGACACAGACACAGAGACTATTAAAAATAGCATCATTACCATCGCAGAAGGAATTTTAGGAAGAAAATTGGCCAGGGCGGACCCTTTGCGGCTATTCCTCAACTCTTTGGCACTTATCATCATACAGCAAAGGGTTGCGTTTAATCATGCCTTCAAGATGAACCTGTTGGCTTACACCGAAGGCGACGCCATGGACCACATCGGGAATTTTATCGGATGCGACCGCATTGAAGCAACGGCGGCCACAACCACTGTTCAGGTGACGCTATCAGCTGTACAGAACCATACTGTAATCGTCCCGGCCGGGACCCGAGTCGCGACGGACGACAATGTCGTATTCTCCATCGAAAAAGACATCGACGTACCCATTGGAAGCCAAACAGCGACAGGACGGGCTCTTTGCCAACAGAAAGGAACTATTGGCAACGGATATGACATTAATACCGTAAAAAATATCGTAGACAACGTTCCTTATGTGGCGGAAATAATCAATATCACCGCGACAGAAGGCGGGGCAGAACGTGAGAGTGATGAAGCCTATCGCGAGCGAATCCATGAGGCTCCGGAAAAATTTACGACAGCTGGATCTAAACAATCCTATCAATACTATACGAAACAATCGTCATCGCTTATTACGGATGTGACCGTTAATAGTCCGGAAGCTGGTACCGTATGTATCGTCCCGCTGCTTAGCGGCGGGGAGTTGCCTGGAGATGAAATTATACAGAAAATACAAGAAACATTGAACGACAATGAGATTCGTCCGCTTACTGATAAGGTATTAGTAAAAAAGCCCGAGACAATAAGCTTTAGCGTAAATTTGACATATTATATTGATGAGGATGATGAAAGTACCCAAGTAACTATTAAAAATAATGTTGAAAAAGCTGTAGCTGAGTATGTTAAATGGCAAAAAGAAAAACTAGGGCGGGATATAAATCGGACAGAATTATATTACCGGATTAGAAATGCAGGGGCGAAGCGTGTTGTTATATCTGAACCAGCAACGGATTGTGTTGTTTCATCAGAACAAGTGGCAATAGCCAATAGCATCAATGTTAGTTACGGAGGGCTGGAAGATGGCTAATACCCTGGAAAATACAAGCATATTGGATGTGCTGCCAATTAATTTGGTAGATGATGAACAAATCATAGCGGCCAGTAAAGCCTTTGATAATGAAAAAGTGAAAATACAACGTGCATATACATTATGCAATATCTTGTCAGACTTAGAATCACTCACCAATGAAGCATTAGATATTTTAGCATGGCAATGGCATATTGAAAATTATGATAGTGAAAATTTGAATAAGAAACAAAAATGCTCCATGATACAACAATCCCTTCGTTGGCACCAGAAAAAGGGAACACGAAAAATAGTGGAAGAAAGTATGAGTGTTATTTACGAGAATACATGTCTAGAAGAGTGGTATGAATATGCGGGAAAGCCGTATCATTTTAAAATCAGTACCAGTACAACGCAATCCATTACAGAAAAAAATATTGCTAAGTTGATACAAGTCATTAACATGGTAAAAAATGAACGGTCCTGGTTGGATGAGATTACATTAAAACGGAAATCGTTAGGAACTACATTTTTTAGCAGTGCGAAATGCGTACACAAAGTGGTCCGAATAGGACTCTATCGAGCAAGCATTCCGCCTCAATACGCAAAGATATATATTAAAGGGGCGCGTCATATTCATAAGGAGGTAGTTATTAATGGCTAATTGGATTGGAACAATTTTAACTAATAAAGGGAAAACTTTACAGGGGAAAGTTGAAGCAGGGAAATGTAAATTAGAATTAACAAAAATGAAGATAGGAAGCGGGATTTTAGAAAATGGACGCGATTTAGAAGGATTGATAGAGCTAATCCATAGTGAACAGGAAATAGGGCTATCTGAAATAGAAACCATGGATACTGGAGAATGTGTCGTTCATGCGACTTTATCGAACATCAACGTTAAAACTGGATTTTATGCCAGGGAATTGGGGCTGTATGCGACTGACCCAGATGAAGGAGAAATTTTATATGCAATAACAACTGATGGTAATCCGGACTATATTCAAGCGTATGGTGGAACGACGACGATATCGTATGATATAGCCCTAACAATTATTGTAGATAATGCAACACATACTGTGGCTACCATTGATCCAGAAGGGCTGGTCACAGAAGCAAAATTACAGAGACATGATGCTGACACTGCTGCGCATACCGCTCTGGCAACGACTATTGATGATACTCTCGTGCCGACGTCTGATACAAACACTATCCGGAACCTGGTAAGCAACCTGGCAAACCGTATTAAAGCTGCTACTGGGGCTGGTGGTTGGAAAGAAGCGCCGGCGGCGACCCTTGCAAGCCTGAGTACGATGATTGCAAATCTTGCAACGGGGGCAGACGTAACCTGGGACGGGAAAAAGTTTACAAATCATCGCCTCGGCATCACCGGGCTAATGGACCAGAACGGCTACATCTGCTTTGGCCCGAATTGTGGAAGCCTAATTATACAGCTA